TGACCTAGATGGTAACCACAAGTTGACCACTGGTGCAATCAAGGACTCAGCACTTGTGCTTGCGTCTAAGAACATCCCAAGAATTGGTGAGACTTATGTCCAGTTCATCCACCCTAAGCAGTCTCGTGACCTTCGTTCAAACCCAGAGTTTATCGAAGTAACTAAGTACGCTGCTCCTGGTAACTTCATGCTAGGTGAAATCGGTCGTCTATACGACGTCGTATTCATCGAGACCACTCAGGTTAAGAAGCTGGCTGCAAGCCAGTCAGGTTACACTACTTCTGACCTAGTTGGAGAGCCATCTAGCCAGACTTCAGTTCCAGTACTTGCTAACACTGGTCGTGGACTTGGTGGTAACCCAACTAATTCTTCTGAATCAACTGGTTACCTAACTAGCGCGACTGGTAATGCTGCTGACGTATACGAGTCAATCATGATTGGTGACAACGCATTTGGTCACGCAATCTCGCTTCCTGTTGAGCTTCGTGATGGTGGTGTTCTAGACTTTGGTCGTGAGCACGCACTAGCATGGTACTCAATTTGGGGCCTAGGTATCATTACCGACCAGGCTATCAACAAGGTTTACACCAACTAATAGCCGAAACTGTTGAGGGGGGCCCCTACGGGGGCCTCCTAATACAAAAACTAAACACATTAAATAAGGAGAATAAACATCGTGGCAAATAAACCCACTAGTCCACAGGACGCAACTGGACGTGCAGCTGAAGAGGCTGCCAAGCGCAATGCTGCAGCTATAGCAGCTCGAGCAGATGAGATTTCTATTTCTCGTCAAGCAGAGACATATAGCTTAGAGAATGACGTGTTTGACGCAAAAAACCCTGACAAGCCAATCTTGATTGATGAGATTGAAGAAGTTGGAGTTTCAGTTAATAACGACTCAGTAGTAGTTCGAACTATTTCGGACATTGAAGACATGACTTACGGTATGGTTAATGGGGCTCCCCAGAACTACACCTTTAAGGCTGGAGTTCGCTACAAGGTTCCTCGTGACCTTGCGAATTACCTCCAGGGTCTTGGCTATCTCTGGATTGCCTAAACCCGACTAAACTGTCCGCCCTGCTGGTCCCCGCCCTCCTCACCAGCAGGGCGGACTTTTTACGCTGTATTATTCCGCAATATGCGAGAACATAAATATATATAACTCTGGAGGATTGATGGCAACCATAGATAGCCTCGTCGCAAAAGTACGCATTGAACTTGGAGACTTAGGTAAGTCTTTTGTCAGTCAGTTTGTTGCTGATGGTACAACCAATAGATTTAAACTGCACTATGCTCCTTTAGATGGAGAGGGAGTTGTTGTTTATAAACGCTCCATTGCTAACGGAAGTAACGTAAACATCTCCACTACCGCTCACGTTGAAGAATCAACAGGTGTAATGGTTTTAGATGACATCCCAGCTGATGGTGATGAAATCACTGTAAGCGGAAATTATTATCGCTATTTTACTAAACTTGAAATGCAGTCGTTAGTTAACGATGCTTTCCTACAACACACTTATCGCCACACAGACTCTACTGGCCGTCAGCTTACTTTAACTAACCTGCCTGGCATAGAAGAGTACCCAGTAGCCATCTACGCGGTCACTCTAGCCCTTTACACACTTGCTACTGATGCAGCTTTTGATATTGATGTACAGGCTCCAGATGGCGTTACAATCCCTCGTGCAGAGCGTTATCGTCAGCTGCTACAGATGATTCAAACTCGTCAAGACCAGTACAAAGACCTTTGTTCTCAGCTTGGTCTCGGTATGTACAAGATTGACGTATTTACTTTACGTCGAGTGTCTAAAGCAACTGGTCGTTATGTACCTGTCTACAGACCTCAGGAAGTTGATGACCGTTCTTACCCAGACCGTGTTGACCTTCCAGAGCCTACCTATGGAGACTCTCCTGTAGCTTGGCCTACGGATAAGGGAGAGTTAACTGCATACCAGGGACGTTCCTTTAGTACTTCACTAGATACTACAGCAAACTATGCGGGTAAATACTTTATTGCTAACCTTCTAAACCAACGCGGCTCTGTGTTAATCGTTCAGTCACTTAATCTGAGCGTAGCTACTACGGGAACTGATGTTGTAACTAACGCGGTTCGTAACTCAGGAAGCACCACAGTTACTCTTACCACTAGTGCTGCTCACGGTTTAACCACGGGAGATTCAGTTGCACTTACAAATGTAGACAGCACTGTTAACGGCGTTTACACAATTGGTAACGCCACTCCTACTGGAACAACATTTACTGTTACCACTACAGCAACTACTGCTTTGACTCTTGCAAACCTAACTGGTGTGGTAGAAACAAATGTTGCTAAGAATTACACATTTACTATATCTTTGACTAAGGACCAGACGCTAAGACTTGCAGAGCGCACTTACTGGTCAATCTCTACTGTTGATGCAGCTACAAGCGCACAAGAAGAGATTCTAGGTGGAAACTTCTACACTGTTAGAGTAAGCACGGTGGTACTATGACCCAGCCTCCTTTACCAGAAGTAGATATAGGACTCCTTCAGTACGGTGGTCCTTGGGTAGGCCCTGCTACTCCTGCTTATACAGACCCTCAATTTGGTATTCCTAATGACCAAGGACAGCCAGAAGTAGATATTGCTCTGCTTCCTGGAGTTCCTGGTCAACGTGGACCTACTGGTCCTACTGGTCCTACAGGACCACAGGGGGCACAAGGACCACAAGGAACTTCAGGTGGATTTTTTACCTATACTCCTCCAGATGCCAGAACTACATGGAATATTGCTCATAACTTGGGCTTCAATCCCAACGTTACCGTCTCAGATTCTTTTGGTACTGAATACTTTGGGCAAATTTCGTACACTAATAGTAACTCCCTAACTTTAACTTTTTCTCAAGCAGTGTATGGAACTGCTTACCTATCTTAAGGAAAAACAATGGCAAAGTCTTTTTTAACAGACCTCAATCTTAACAATAACGTTCTTCTAAACGCCAAGATTCAAGCTTGGGGAACTACACCAACAGGAATAACTAACCCTACTGGTACAGGAACTGCTGTAGTGGGTCAGATTTCTACTTATCAGGGCTCTCTGTATATTTTCAATAACTCAAATGTTTGGACTCTAGTTGGTGGAGCTATCACTATTGGTAGTACTACTATTGCTTCTGGTGGAACTTCTGGTGTTTCTGGTACCCCATTAGTTGGAGTTTATCTTTCTAGTCCTGTTCTTTCTGGTACAGTAGCTACTGCTTTGGGTAATAGTAAAGTAGTTACTACTGATGTTTCGGGCAATTTAACTTCTGTTACTACTGTTGCAGCTGGTAACCTTCCTACCGCAACAACAAGTGGTTCAGGTATTGTTCAGTTAAATGACACTCCAACCTCTGGAGAAACCACTAAAGCCGCTACTTCTGGAAGCGTTTACTCTGTAAAGAGCACCGCTGACGGTGCATTGCAGCGTTCTGGTGGAACTATGACTGATTTCCTAACTCTAAGCGCAGACCCAACTTCCAACTTACACGCAGTTACCAAGCAATATGTAGACCAGATTTCTACTGGTGTAAACGCTCACGATGCAGTAGTAGGAGCTACTACTGTAGATTTAACCAGTGCTGGATATGGAACAGTCACTTACACATCAGCTGGTCAATCTGGTAAAGGAGATTATTTAACTCCCGCTAATAATGGTGTTTTTGATATTGATGGTGTAGCCTCTCTTAGAGGAAGCGCTTGGACTACAAGTGACCGAGTTCTAGTAAAAAACCAATCTACTGGTGTACAAAATGGTATTTACTATTTTGCAAACTCTGGCGACGTTGGTAGTGTAAGTACAAAATGGAAGTTGACTCGTGCAACAGACTCTGACCAAGCACCTGAACTTGGTGCTGGAGATTTTTGTTATGTACTTTACGGAACAGCTAACGGCAAGTTTACTTACATTCAAACTAATAAGATTACAACTGTAGGAACTGATGCAGTTAACTATACTCCACTTTCTAACGGTAACATTGGTACTACCGTAGCGGTTAACCAAGGTGGTACTGGACAAACAACTAAGGCAGCTGCTCGTGGAGCTAGCGGTCTTTCTGAAACTAATACTACTTTAACAATGAAATATGTTATCGCTGTGCCTACCACATCTACTGGTATTTTGACAATCACAGGGTCATCATCTCCATATACTTATACTGTCTCAATTCCTGCTTCTACTCATGGTGTTAAGCCAGATGGCACAAATGGAACTGCTGATATGTTTGTAGTGATGCGTGATTCAAGCGGTAACCAGGTAGAAACTGATAACACTGTAGGTTCTACTGGAACAGTCACCCTTGTTTGGAATGAAAGCACAGCTACACTAGCATCTGCATATCGAGTAACTATTATTGGATAATCAATGAGCAAAAAAATATTAACTGATTTAGATGCATCTAACCGTACGATAACAGCTGCGGTTTTTTCTGGTAATCTTAATTTTTCAGCAACTAACACTCAGTTATTGGTTCAGAACGGAACAAGTACGCAGTTATTTGCCGCAGGTAGTAACAACTTTGTTTTAACTCAAACGACTACTGGTCCTCAATGGCTGGCTTCTTCTGGAGGTTCTTCAGGCTTTGTTGATTACCAAGCATTAACATTTAACTATAGATAGGAAATAACATGGCATCTACTCCTCAATTTGCTGCAACAGCAAAATCTTGGCAAGCATGGACAGTACCAACTGCTGGTGGTACTACCGCACCTAGCACATTTACTACAGCAGGTCTTCAAGCAGCCTCAGCCCGTAGCGGTAGCACTTCAACCGCAGCAACAGGTGCTGTATCTTTGCTTTCTGCTGGTACTTCTGGAACCCGTGTAGATGAAGTTACATTTACCTCACTTGGAACATCTACTGCTAATATTGGTCGTATTTTTATCTACAATGGAACTAACTATTACCTATACAAAGAAATAGTAATTCCAGCAGTAACCCCTACAGCATCTGTAGCAACAGCCTCAGTAACAACTACATTTAGCAACTTTATTATTCCTAGCGGTTCATCAATTTATGTTTCAGTAGCAACTCTTGATGCGGGCTATTCGGTAGTTGCATTTGGTGGAGACTTTTAAAAATGAATAAAGGTGCCTTACACGGTTATGGATTTAGCCCTACAGATGTAAGCCTTCAGCGTGTCATAACCTCTACAACCAGTTC